TAATCCTCAAATATGAAAACCCCCTGAGGCTGTGGATAGACGAGCGATTAGTACTCGTCATCCAGGTCTACTTGCACAATGCGGTTGATGACTGGGTGGTCGATTAAAGTTGGGGTAGTACAGTCGAGCGAGTCAATGAGCTTCTCAGCTGCATCAACATCCTCACGACTCACCCCATACAACTCTGACATCTGATCGTAGACCAAAGGATTGAAAGCATGGCTGCGTTCAGCCATGTTCTTCCATTCCTCCGACTCGAAGCGTCCGTGTCTCTTGGCTAATACCCCCCTAGTGTGGACGAGGATATTATGGAGTACACGCCTCAAGATGGGTATATGACCGCAGTTATTGATGAGGCCTAGTGCTATAGCCCTAAGATGCTGCTGCCTCTTCAATTTGGACTTAGGCGCATCTATACACCAAAACGTTTTAGTCATAACTCGGCCAATCTTAGGGCCGAACACCCAACCGTCAGCAGCTAACCATAGTCGGCCCGAAAAGACCGTAGCACTATAGTAGCCCACTCGCTCCGACTCCGCGGCAATGATGAATCCGAAATTAGCGAAAGTCCTAATGGCGCGCTCAATGACTTGCGCTCGCTCCCTCGGATGAACCATGAGCAATGAGTTATCCCCACCAACCCCAACTCTAGCTTGGGGGTGGTGCCTCAGCACCTCAATCCACATCTTACCATGAGCAACTGAATTGCCCACCGTGGTATCCGTGTCACCACTGCTGACTTGCCAATTTAAGTCATAGCGGAGTCCAAATCTGGTGTGCCCCACTTTAGTGAGTTCTCGTTCAAAGAATAGAGCTCGCACTTCAGCTTTAGGCTGCAAAGCCAAAACGTCCATTCGCCAAGACCGATGGGGTCCAGGACCCATACCAGTCTCCCACATGGTCACATCAAAGGCCACGGGCTCTAGTCCAACATCGACGCATTCACTATACCATGAACCCAGCTTCTCTGCGGTAATACCGCCAAGGTACGCAACTTGCCGCTCACCCGTAGGATCAGCAGGCCACGTCCTCATAAGGCGCTTACCGAGAGCATGCATGGTAGGTCCACACCCACTAGTCACTGCTGGTGTCCTTCCTTGAATCAACCTGGCTTTTGGCCGTTTCATAGAAGCTTTGACTAGTGTCATTGGAGTCAATTCGATTTTGACAAAGGCCTTCAATCGCCTAATTTCCGTTGAACCCAGGTCTGTTTGTTGCTGGTAGTGTTTTCCTCGCGTTAGCATCTCTCGCTGCGGCGCATTATAACTTTTCAGCCAGTCCCTATAAGGGGTCGGAACAATAGGTCCCTCAATGTACCAGTGCTCCCAGAATTGGTGTTGCAAATCGCCTCGCAGGCGTTCATGCAGCTCCATCCACCGATTAGTGACTTCGGGGTCAGACATCCATAGTGGCATTGAGCCCATCCGCTGTATGAGTGCGGACATCTCATTATGAATGCATGATTTATAAATTACTGGTGCAGCTACAGCTAAGTAAATACCTAGCGGCTCCACGGAATGTTTATCCTTGCAATCCCAGACCGCGTCTCTAGTTGATCTAATCACCACACTAGGACCCACGAAATGGGTAGGCACAGGGCCACATTCTCGGGCACAAATTGATGGGATGGGCTCGCTTAGACCAAAGCGTGCGTTGGACACAACGCGGCCCCAATCAGTATCCGTCAAAATCATCTTCAGTGCAAGATCGCCTGTGTTTAAATAGTTCACAACACTAGGTTTAATAACCTGACCCAGCTAGAGTAGCACCACGGGTCAATATCTTTACTCCAAGATCGGGAGCAATTTTGGGGTTAAAGTCG